GGTAGCTGGGCCAAGTTGGCAGACTGATAGCCAGCGGTCGGCGTGGCGGCGCCCAAAAGGCCCTGCATGGCATTCGCTGCCGTGCCAAACAGGGGATTGCTCGAAAGGTTCCCCGCCGATCCTGCTGCCTGCTGCTGCAAACCATTCGCAGGCGTGGCATAGCTATAGGGATCAGCATTCGCATAACTGCCTATCTGGCTATAGTAGTTCTGCACAGGGCCGTTGATATAATCAGGCACGTTAGGCGTAGTGGTCGCCGTCTCGTTCGTGGTCTGATTGGTCTTGGTGGTCTTGCTGCCCATTTACAGTTCCTTGACGATAGACGTCTGGTAATGGCGGTAATCAGGAAACAGACGCGCCCAGCCTTCGCGCCCCTCGATCATCGAGAGGTCGCAGCCCTGTTCCCTTGCCCATGCTTCGATTGCGCTCTTGATCGGCCCGGCGAGGTCGGCTTTCTTCCCCGCAGCGGCGATGGCCCGAACGACCTTGGCGCCGCCGGGATAAGTCAGAATTTCCGTGACAATCGCGGCCTGTTCCGTGGCCCAAAACTGTGCCTCACCATCGGCAAGGCGCGCGTCGATCCATTCCAGCGGGTAAAGCCGGGGATCGTTCGCATTGGCGAGCCGCGCCCGCCATTTTTGATAGGTCATTGCTGCCCGGTCGGCACAACGTCGAACGAAGGCTTGCCAAGCCGCCAGTACGAAGGCGAAGAGTTAAATTCCAACCGGAACGCCGCCAACCGCATTTGCGCCATGAAGTCCTTTTTCGAGACGCTGGGCGCAAGGGTATAGGGGCCATAGGTAGACCGATCAGCCTGCGGGTACGGCCTGCCATAGACGTACAGCGTCACCGGGCCGGTCTGGCTTTCAAAGTCGGGCCAAATGCCCTTGACCATCATCCAGGTTTCCGCCTCGCCAAGATACTGGTCGGACGTTTCAATAAAGCCCGAGATCGCCGCGCCGTCCGCACTTTCCCCGGTTTCGTGGGCATAGGCATAGCTATCGGCGGAAACCCAAAGCGGATCACCCAGCGGTCCCGCGTCGATTGCGGCAGTGCGGGCCAGTTCACCGCGAAACCACGCCCCGTCAGCCACGTTGCAGGCGAGATAGCGGCTGTTTTCCGTGCCATCGCGGGCATCTGGATAAAACCACCACACCTCGCCCCATTGACCATTGGTAACAGCTACGATCTTGTCGGCCTGCGCCCGCACAAGGTTGTCATTGAAATCGGTGCGGATCGGACAATTCATCGGCGCGGGCGGCGCCCCAACCTGCCACGAATAGAACATGCCATCGGGCGAAATCCAGAACGCGACCTGATTGAACACCGCCACCGCATTGGGAGAGATCAGGCCGCAATTCTTCGACACAAGGTCGAACCGCCAAGGCTGGGTATAGTCCCCGGTAAACTGGCCAAGATAGACGCTGGTGTCAGTCCAGACGCCTAGAACATCTCCCATCATCTTGGCGCCGATAATCCGGCCCGCGCCTTCAAGGATCACCTCGCCAGCAAGATTGCTGCTTGAGGTCGTCCAGTCAGTGTAATCCTCGACATCGGAGAACCGGACGCAGAGCGGGTTATAGGTTCCGCTCACCTCTTCGTTAGTGCCGAGCGCGAGAACCTGCCGCGAAGGCGTCACCACCATGACGCTGATTTGATCGGGTGCCTGTGTGACTTCCGTCGAAACCACCGCAGTGTTGTTCGCCCATATATAGAGCTTTCCGCCGCGCGGCGAGGCAAGCAGGTTTTCGCCCCAGTTGGCAAGGCTCCAGGTCCGCAGATAGTAATCCGCAACCGCAGGGTCGCCATAGCCATCACGGCCATAGGAACCGGCCCCATAGCCCACACCGGGTACGCTATCTACAGTTCCGGCAGACAGCCCCGAAGGGGTAATGTCGAACAGTTCACCCGAAACCAGCACTTGCAGTTTTGAATGAGTGCCAAAGGCGATGTTGGTGTAAACGTCGAGGTCGTACCATGCCAGCGCGGCACGGCACGTTCCCGTCAACGCGGTAGCATGATATTTTGACCAGCCCCCGATTACCTGCGGCTTGCCCCGGAAGAACCGCACATTCGAACCATCGGCATAATAGCCCGGCGTCGAAAACGTGGTGTCATCCGAGACAATCCCCGCCGGGGGAAGAAAGCCCTGCCTCACAGCTTGGCAGCCTCACGGAACAAGGTGTCAACCTGCTCGCTGGATAGGCCAAGCGCCTGCGCAGCACCCAGCAACATCGGATTGTCGCGAGTGATGACAGAAGCGTATTCCCATGCTTCGTTCACCTCATCCGACGACTGTGCAAGAATGGCCTTGACGCTCGCCATTAGTCCCGCAGCGCGAAGGGCCTTGCGGATTTGCAGGGGATAGACCGCATGGGGAACAGGAGATGGCGGCGGGGTGAAGTCGCGCGCCGAAATCTTGCCGGTCTGGCAATCAATAACCAGTTCTGTCGCCATGATTACCGCCCGTAAATGGTCAAAGTGCCAGCGTCAAAATTGCCCGCCGCCCATGCAATACGAACAGCGGAAACTCCACCAGTGCATCGCCAGTAAAACGCACCAGCAGTTGATGCAGCGACCACTGGAGACGTAGCGGACAATCCAAGTCCAACCGACAACTGGCCATTATCTTTCCGATATCCACTAATCTTTATACCGCCAGAAACCACATTAGCGGCTGTAACTGACGCAATAGCCGCTGAACCACTGCCGAAGGTGGCGTTGTCAGGAGATACATAAATATTCAGGTCTTGCGATGACCCATTGTTGTGGCTGGCCCCAGAAACAACAATCAGCAAATCGCTATATGTCGAGGGGATGCTTGAGAACGTGACCGTTCCAGTTCCGCTAGGGGTCGCTGTGGCGATCTGCGTCCACACAACTCCCGCAACCGCCGCATCAACGTAGGCAGTTGATGCCGCCTTGGTCGAATTGTCACCCTGCGCCTGCGTTCCCACCACCGGATTGACCAGCGTCGGGGCGCTGGCAAAAACCAAGGCCCCGGTCCCGGTTTCATCGGTTATGGCTGCAAGCAGGTTGGCGCTGGAAGGGGTGCCAAGGAACGTCGCAACGCCCGTACCCATAGAAGTGCCAGTGACAGCCGCCGCAATCTGCGTGTCAACGTACAACTTGTTGGTCACATGGGTGTTCGTGGTCGGTGTTCCGCTGGTCTTGGGGATCACGGAACCAAAATCAGGCGCAAGCCCAAGATAGACGTTGGTTCCATCCGAAAGGATTGGCATGACGTTGCCGCTCTTGACGGTTGCCGTATCGCCCGAACCCGTGGTGAAAATCACATCGCCCGAGGTCGCATTGCGTACCAGATATGACTTCTCAACCGCCGGAATGGTGACAGTCCCGCCAGTGCCGGAAGTGACATCAATGATGCGCTTGCGGCTTTCGTCGCTCGCATAGTTGGTGCTGGAAAGCGTCTTTGTGGTGGACAGGGTGAAGTTGGTCCGACCGTCAAGCGCTTCGTCAACCAGGTCGATCAGCGACGAATTGAGAACGCTGCCCCAAGTGTTGTTGTTGTCGCCGGTCCCCTGCTTTTCAAGCCGGTTACGGGTTGTTGCCGTCGATGCCATTTAGGGTTTCCTAGCTTACAATCGCGCGGTCAGTGACGCGCCGCCAGTTGGTGCCATCCGAAAAAGCGGGGACCGCCCCGCCAGCCTCATTGCTCACGAAAATCATGGCATTCGGATTGGTCGCGGCGCTCGGCAGGGTCGCCACGGTAAAGCCCGGCAGCACATTCGCCCGCCCTAGCTCCCGCTCAATCGTTCGTGTGTATTCAGGCAGCCACGTTGGCCCGGTTGCCGGGCGGCGAAGGCGAGCCATCAATCCCCGGTGCGCCAGTTAAACCGGCTGTAGCTGTTCGCGCGGAGGGGTGTTTCAAGCCGACGCGCCGTCTCGCGCTTCAACCGCGCCAGCGCTTCCTGCACCGCGCCCATGGCCATCTGTGCGCCTTCGGGGTCGCGGAATTGATCGCGAAACAGCGTCATTTTCGCGCGCGCCACGATCAGGTCTTGCGCCTCATCCGTCCAGGCGTTTTCGTCGGTATCATTGGAAGGCGCATTGATCTGCGCAAGGCCGACAAGCCGCAGGGTGTATGCCTGATCGGGGATGGGGTAGAATTGCAGGCTGTCGCCGGAATAGGCGTATTCGCCGGGCATGGCCTGCGTGTCGCCATCATCAAGGGCAGAAAGCGCAACCTCGCGCAAATCGGTGCCAAGTGCCGGGATCGAAACCCGGTCAACCCGCCGAACTGTCGCAGGAACGGAAACCGTTGCGGTGCCGCTGACTGTCGGCGTCGTCGTAACAATCGCGTTGAACCAGAACCGCTCATCGGAGAAATATTCGCAGGCGCGGGCAATATGCGTGGCAAGCTGGGTGGCAAGGGTATCATCAAGGTCGGAGCGCACCATTTCGGTGACAATCCGGGTTTTCAATTCCGCATAAGTCGCCATGCCAGACCCCCAAAAGGAAAGGGGCGAGGTGTGACCCCCGCCCCGATCAATCACGAAGCAATCAGACCAGCGGTCTTCAGCGCCTTCACGATGTCGCCCACGGTGTAGGCGGTCGAGCCGGTGTTGCCCGTGTAGGTGCTGTCATCCTTCGCGGCAGTGCCAGAACCAGCGGTAAAGCCGGTCGTGGTGCCAGTGGTCGAATACTGCACAACAGGGGTGGCATTGTAGAAGCTGATCTTGTGGCTGGACGAACGCCCAACGACCATGCCATCGTCACTACTGGAGCCGACATATTCAACGGCCATAGTATCAATTCCTTATATGAGAAAAGGAAGGGGGACCGAAGCCCCCCTACCCAGATCAGTTGAAGTGCAGACGCGCCGCCGAACCCGGACGAAGGGTCTTGTAGCCGTAGAGAACGTCAATACGGCAAGGCAGGTTGTCGTTGTTGATGTCGTAAGCGCGCACGATACGCAGCGAGATGCCATCGACCTGCTCGCGCTTGCCGAAGTCCACACCGCCCGGCATTTCGAGATCGGCGGTCACAAAGGTGAACGCTTCCTTCTGGTACAGGAGCGAAGTGGTATCGCTGCCCGAGGCAGTCCCCGACACAGTGACGGTCTTGCCCGAACCGGCAGACGAAATCGTGATGTTCTGCTTGGCGCCCGAAGTGACGGGCGTGGGCGAAACAGCAACCGAGGTCGTGCTATCGGCGGTGGCAACGAACTGCTGGAGAACGCCAGTCGAGGCCTTGGTTTCGGGGTGAACCGAATAGACGCCTTCGATGATGAAGACGTCACCCTGCTTGATCGTACCCGAACCACCAGAGACGGTAATAGTCGCGGTGCCAGAGGTGATCCCCGTCGAGGTGTTGCAGACCCGCGAAGCAGCATCGCCGCGCGTGTGACCCGCCCAAAGGGTGTTCTCTACAAAGTCGAAACCAGCAGCCCGGCCAACATAGCCTTCGCGGTACTGCTTGGCGATTTCAGCCTGGTTGTTGAACAGGGTCTTGGTGTCCTGGATGACGTCAACCATATCCTGCGGATTGAGGTTGGCGGTCCGGTCGCTCATCGGCGCAAGGCTGCGCTGCATCAGCACACGGGCGTCCAGAACATCGTTGTAAGTCAGAGCCGAACCGCTCGACCACACCGAGTTGTAAACGTCCTTATACATCGACATGGCATCGGCTTCGATGTTCGCCGCAAGAACCGACATGGCCGGCTCAAGAATGCGCTTGCTGAAGTCGTCCAGCGACATGGTAAGTTCAGCCGACGAGAAATTGACGTCAACGCCCTTCTGGGTAGCCACAGTCAGGGTCTGGCTGGTTTCGGCAGTGTCCTGAACGTCGATGGTCTTGCCGGTGCGAACCGTATACTGGTTCGGTTCGCGGATTTGCAGCGAGGTGCCGATCTTGGCCCCGGTGCGGGCGAAGCGGTCGTCGTACTGGCGATCGATCGATCCAACGAAGTTAAGCTTCTGGTGGAGAATACGAAGGGCCTCACGGGTCACCTTGGTATCGGTAAGCAGGGTCTGGGTCATTGTGGTTTTCCATCATGGGAAAGCCGACGCCTTCACGGCGTGGGCGTTATTTTCGGGAAAGCTGCGCGTTTCTTGCCTTGACCCAATCCGCCGCGCTCATGCGGTCGTCCAAAGACTTCAGCACGGGCTTGCCGCCGCCGACCTTGGCAGCGGGTTTGACTTCGGGAACGGGCTTGGGCGCAGCCTTGGGTTTCTGTTGCTGCTCGCGATACATGAACGCATCGTGCAGCACCTGGACAACGCGGGGATCGTCGATGCTGTTGAAGTCGGCGGGCGTAAATCCGTAGGACTTGCTGCCAAAATCAACCAGCTTCGCGGCCTTGTCCGCCGACCAGTCTGGAATCCGCGAGGCTAGTTCCCGCTGGCCCTGTTCAAGCCGCTTGGCAGTTTCCTGCTGCGTCAAGAATGTGCGTTGCTGGAATGCCTGCTGATATGCGGTCACGGCCTGATTACGCTGGCCTTGCAGCGTCTGGTATTGCCGCCAACCGCGCTGGGCCGACACGGGGTCACTTTGCTCCCATGCGTCCCAATCGATGTCCTCGTAATCGGCAAGCTGGGTGTCAATGACCCCAACCGCCACTTCGGCCTTGCGCTCCTCCTGCGAAACCGTCTGCACGGCCTGCAAGGTGGTTTCGACCTGCTTGCGAAGCTCGGCAACCTCCTGCGTCTTGCGGGTGTAATCCGCCTGCCGCAGAATGGCGTCCTTCAATTCAGGCGGGACCTTGTGGGTCTTGCCCTCGTATTCAACTTCGGCAAAGTCGGGGGCCTGCTCTTCCGGTTCCGGCTGTTCTACCGGGTCGCCGTTGTCATCCAGTTCCACTTCCGGTTCATCAGCGACCGGCGCGCTCTCGACTTCCGGGGCGTCCTGCACCACCAGATTGGTCTCGTCTTCCATTCATCACCTTAGGTTGCCTACTGTCTCACGACGTTGGCGGTTCGGTTAGCCCAGTCCGTAGGGGTTGCTGGGCGGCTCCATCGCAGCGCGGGGCTGCGAGGCTTCCACAAGGGCAATCTGGCCCTTCATGGAAACTTCCTGTGCCTTGACCTGCGCTTCCATGCGCTTCGTCTCGGCCTCAAATGCCTTGATCTGGTTAGCCTGCTTCAACGCCTGATTTTCAGCCTGAAGCTGCATCATCTGTTGCTGCATCTGCGATAGCTGTGCCTGTGCGCCGTTGTCCTGCTGCCCGCCTGACATGGCTTCAAGCTTGTCGGCGGCATCATCAGCACCCGGCCAATCGGAATTGCGCAGATACATCGGGCCAAGCACCGGAGCGGCGGCAGGATAGGCCCGCACCACTTCGACAATCTCTGCCCGCGCTTCCTCGCGCTGGGTGCCAAACGCAGGGCCAGCTTTCACCACAAGGTCGTATTTTCCCGCTGTCAGGTCGTAAAGCCTGCCAATCGCCTGCCCCTGCATTGCGGCCTGCTGCTGCATTTCCGCATGCTGCTGCTGGGGGGCAATCTGCGCATTGGCAGGCTTCATGTCCTGCCCAAGGATGCGAACAATCCGCTGCGAGGAATAGACCTTGGGGATAAGGTTGAGAATGATCCGCCCCGCATGGCGAATGGAACGCGTCAGGTTGTCGAGAAAGTGGAACGTCGCAACATCGCCCTGGCGCTGCCTTGCCCTAATGGCGACCCCGCTGGTTTCGTTCGACCTGTTGCCCAACGAAGCATCAAAAATGCCGATGATCGACTTCATGTCATCGGCGGCATTCATCGCCTGCTGCATTTCCGCAATCGGCTGCATGGCACCGGGCTGGCGAGCTGGAGCAACTGGCCCATCGTACTCAATGAACGGGTGACTGGCGTTGTTCGCCGTGGACCATTTCTGAATATCGGTATTGAATGCCCCGGTCGGACCAATAAATGGCGTCTTGGGGGCAAGCGCCACCATTTCAGCCGCCGCCGAACGCCAGAAGTTATGTTCCCTCTGCGCGTCAATCGCGTCATGGATCAGCGACTTCAGGTGCCGTTCGCCGTTGACGATAATCTCATCGCCATAGACCGGGACAATGGGAATATACTTCCCGGCCCATTCAACAGTCTCCAGCACCTCTGCCCCGGAAACGAGGTACTGCGTAACCTTCTTGCGGGTCACCTCGCGCTGGCCGACCACCTCGAGCGGCAAGCCCGATGTTTCCAGAGCGCTACGATCCACCACCGAACCGTCACCAAGCTGGTAAACCGTGTCAGCTACGTCCTCGCGGTGCCAGTATTCGGCTACCATGACGTTATCGCCGTCCATCCACGGCGCGCGCAGTTTGGTGTAACCCAGGTCATCCCAATCGACCGCATCCTTGCCCTTGAAACGGTCCTCAAAGGCATCCTTGGTCATGGTCGAAACAATGAAGCAGCAATTCCAGTCGCTGCCGTCCGCGCTGTCGCTATCGGGGTCACCGTAAACCGTCAGGGGATCGGCAATGCGCTCGATTACAATATCCTGTTCGAACGCGTCCTCGCCAGCATAGGCGGTATTGATGCGTAAATAACCGAACCCGCCAGAGACAGCCCCCTCAACCGCCGTATCGTAAGCGATATCGGCATCGCTCGACACTTCGATGTTGCGGATCAGCCCGCTCATCATTTCCGCCGTTTCGGGATCGGCGTTGCTGTCTGCGGGAATAACCGTAATCGCCGGGCGGTTCTGCCGCGCCTCGTTGACCACCTGACGGATGAATGTGGGCATCCGGTTGATGGTCAGCACCGGGCGCAAATCGTCCTCGCGCTGCTTTTTGAGCTTGTCGGGCCATTGCTCGCCTAGCCGGGCAAAGCGAATGTCACCTTCTGCGCGGGTGCGGTTGTCCTGTTCCTTTTCAGCAGCGCGCTCGAACTTCTCACGAACCTCGACAATGAAGTCCTCGCCTTCAGCGGCGCTGTCGCGGTCAACTACGGCCATGTCTTATCCCATCCATCCACCGGCACCGCGATACAGATTGACCGTCGCCCGCTTGCGCGTGACCGGCTCTTCGTAGTCCACACACAACAGCCCGAATGCGTCGGCGGCATGGCTTGACCAGTCATGCTCCGGCCCAAGCCCGATGTTGCGGGTTTCGTCCTTTTTCTCGTGATACCAGCCAAGGGCATCAAGGCCCCCGGCGCACTTGTCTTTGTGAAACCAGATACGCGGGAACAACCGGCGAGCGGCTTCGACCCGCTTCATCGCCGCGCCCTTGCCCTGGTTCTCAACCGTGCGGACCTCAAAGCCCGCCGCCCTTATATGATCCTCGAACCGGACGGCGGTGAACGCGTCAGACTTGGCCCCGTCATGCGGCAGGACACACAGCGCCGAACCGTAGCCACTGGACCGCAACCATTCGAGGTGCGTTCCCAAGGGCTGGCCCACCGCTTCGTAGTAGTCGAGAACCTTGATCGACTGCCCGGTGAATTGAGCGATCCAGATCGAGGTGGCGTCTCTAACTCCAATGTCCCAATAAGCTCGAAGCTGCATGATCGGATCAGCAGCAACCAGACCAATCCTGTTTTCCTCGCGCGCCTTGGCCAGATCGCGGGCGAAGTAAGCGCCGTCGCTAACGGTAACGTAATCGCCTTCCCAGATGTGCGCGTATTGCTCGGGCTGCTGCCTCAAGCAGTCCAGTCGCTCCTGTTCCAGTTCGGCGGGAAACCACGGATTGTCTTTCCAATTGGCTTGCACCACCACCGCGTTGGTCGGCAGTTCCTCGCCGCGAAGCATCTTGTCTACCGCGTCAGTCTTGAAGCGCGGGTTCCAACTGAACCACAGTTCAGACCCCGGCGCGCGGATCGTCGGGCGAAGCAAGTTCAGCGAGCGGTCAGAAACCGTCTGCGCCTCTTCCACCCAGGCAATATCAAAGCCCTCGTAAGACTTGATGCTTTCGCTGGTGTGATCCTGCAAACCGGCGAACACCAACAGGCCCCCACCGGGTGTCTTGATTTGCGCCTCTTGAACGTCGAACAGGTGACCAACGCCCATTGCGTCAATCTTCAACTCGATTAGCCGCTTTGCCGATTCCTTGAGGCTCTTTTGCACCTCTCGGCAGCACAGACCGCGAAAGCCCGGCTTCCTGATTGCGGTTGCCACCAACAGGTCGGCGAAGAACTGCGACTTGCCCGACCCTCGACCACCATGCGCGCCCTTGTATCGGGCTGGATCAATCAGCGGATCGAATACCGCCGCATGTTCAATTTGCACGGCGCCAGACGATCTCTACCGGAACAGGCGGGCCATCTTCATCGCCGCTGATCGGTTGCGTAGCTTTGCCGTAGCCGCGATCCAGCAACTCCCGAATTGCTGCCACCCGCGCGCTATCGCTATCGGTTGACCGAATGACGTTGACCAGAGCCTCAAGCGCTTCCTGCGAGTATTGCCTCGCCAGCGTCTTGATCTCTGCCGTCGCCTTGTTCGGGGTTCCGGCTTTGCGGCCTCCGGTCTTAAGACCCTTGGCCATTCTATTTACCTCTACTGTAGATTAGGACTTGCTAAAACACGAACCTCAAA